CTTGCGATATGTTAAGAAGGTCGCCCCATTACCACGTGCTAACGATATTCCCTTTAAACTTCGGTCCCTCATAGAGGATAGATATTGTTTGTATGGAGCGATAGCACTCGCCAACAGTTCTATTTCAGCAAATTCTGCCGCTGAGCCAGTTGATGCTGTTACCGTTATTCGATAAAAGCGATAAGCGGCGGGGTTCACAAAACTATTAAATACTCTTTTTTGGCCTCCGCTCCAGGTTAAGCCTGTCTGTGTGTCGATAGTTGTCCAGTCAGTCCCATTGTTTGAACCGGCAAATACAAAACTGTTGGCGGGGTTATAACTGCGGGATCTGGCAGTAAGAGTATATTCAATAACTACTTTTGATAAACCTTCGCCGAGATCATATTGAATCCACTGCGGCAATCCAGCCGTGGAAGAACACCAAAAAGACGATGCGTTACCATCAAACGCTTTTAACGCTGGATATGATGCGCTATACTCGGAACTCGCTGATGGAGTGCCGCCTATACAAATATTCTCTAGTGCCATTAATCCGTTATCCTGTTTACAAACCCAATTATGGTTATTACATTCGCCGTGCCAGCGAACGCCTTGACGACCATTTCATTTTGTAGGATAAGCCCAGGAACAACAGGAATAAGGCCCGATTTGTACGGAACGGTGAGCACTATATTCTGATCTGGAACAGTCGCGCCCCCAAATTCGATTGTCAAGACAACATCAGCCTCGTGCCCATTGTACGCCCATAGCCAGATTTCATCGTAACTGCCGTCCGTTGTTCCGGAAACGGCAGTATGAATCGTGTCTCCCGCTGTCGCCGTTTGGGTGATTTTAATTGCCTTTCCGTCCGTACTGCCGCTTAATTTACGTTTAACCACTGTTGCCATCGTTCATTCTCCTTTATGCCGCAACCGCAATCGTGAGCAGTGAGGCAGTTACATCGATTGTGAACGTTTCTCCTACATTAAGTGAAATGCTACTGCCGTAATCCCAATAGCCGATAAGTAGGTCAGTTGCGCTAGTATCGTCGTAAAGAATAACGTATCGAAAAGGTCCAATGCCTCCCGCTGTCGCCGTAATCACAACATCAGTTGTACAGGCGAGCGTATAAGTTCCCCCAGATTCCGCCGAGGAATCAATAGTCGCTGCGTGTCCGCCAGCGGTATATCCATTTGCATTTGCGGGAGGCGGGTGTTTTACTGATGGATCAAAGACAGTATCCGAAGCCGCAGTCGGTGCGGTATTGGTCAGGGCAAATCTGAGGGTGTCGCTACCCAAATTATACCCACCGTTGGCAAGCTGGGATAGGAACTTGTTGAACAGGTTAAAAGATGCCATGATCGTTCTCCTTGTTTAAAGAAAGGCCCTCCGAAGAGGGCCTTCATTGGTTTAAGCCTCGGACGCCGCCTCTTCGACATAGGCCGAATCGTCGAACTCGATACACAGAATTTTATTTCCTGGTGCTCCGGTATCTGTGATTTTCAAAACCTGCTCGCTTGCAGTTTCCGATGCAGGATCGAATATCAGCCCCTTGTTGGTGGAATCAGGAACTCCGGTTTCCACAACAAGACCCGCAGTGTTGGTTGCCGTAACGGTATTGACCGCACTAGCCCCCTGAGATACGACAACGGTGTCGCCCACTTCGACGGTATTGGTTTGAAAAACACAGGTAACTTTGGCTACGGTTCCACGGCATGGCGCCGGAACATAGGTTGTTACCTGATCGGTATGTTCAATAATTAAGGTTTTCATTGATATTTTCTCCTTTTTGCTTAATATTTTATGTCGCTGCAATCAGCGCATAGGGGAATGTATAGGACTCTCCAGCCGTACCAGTTCCGGTTATGATATTCCCTGCTGCATACTCAACCTTGCAATCAATACCATTTTCCGCACCGCCATCAATGTCCACATCGGTGATGAGCCGGTTGTTGATGACGTGAAACTGATCCGAATTGTCGTCAATGGTCAGACCAACAGCGTGGATGACACAACCTTCGACTCGGCTGTCATACGCCGGGGCGCTTTCCACCACATCAATGCCTTCAGTAGCATTAATATAGCAGTCTTTAATGACGGTCTGGTGGTTTGAGGCAGTTCCTTCGATAGCGATACCTACTCCGAAAATGCCCGTACCGTAAGCGCCGGGGTTCTGGTAAATCTCCACTCCCTCAATTCTGACCAGTGCCGAATCAGTGATTTCCAAGGCTTTAGTATTGCCTGCCGCGGATGGCTGCATGTGGCCGCCTATAAACCGCAAACCATGACATCCAGCAGGGATGACAAATAAATCACCCGTGCCGGTAGCAGTGAAGCCCATATTGATGAACCGGCAGCCCACTTTCGCTACCGCGATGGTATGCGCACCGATAATGCGCGGATAAGGAACAAGGTCTGACCCACAACCGATAATATCGCATTTTTCCGGCAGTACGGTAAGATCTTCTTCAATCCCATCTCCGCATACAAATATACGGTTACGTCGTGCCCACCAGCGATTAGCTGCCAAACCAATGCTGGCATTGCTGGCTGTAATTGCTTCTGCGAGCGTTGAAAACGGATGATCTGCCGATCCGTCACCAGACGCAGCCACGTTTAAATCCACGAAATATACCCCCGCTTTGGGGCCGCCACCTGCATTGTAAATGGTAAGGAAATCAGACAAAGGTCTTGTCGCTCGATTCCCGCCGACAGTTAATAATAATTCACTCATTATTTTGTCCTTTCTCCCGATCTCAAACAACATCGGGACAGATTAAAGGGTTAATGGGGCGAGTTTCCCCGCCCCACGATTAGCTTACCGGTTCAGTCAGATTTGTGTGAAGTACGTGCATTTTCCGGTTGGTACAGATTAAATTCCCTCTCCACCTAGTATCTGCCGTAATGGTATCCGGCTGACCGAGCACGGATTTGTCTTTCCAGAAAGGCTTTGTAAAATTGTAATCCTTATGGCTTCTCAGGTGCAGGAAGTTCAGATTCAGTGCATAAAGATAGCCTGTGGAAACGCCGGTATCCGACACAATGGGAGCACCTTTGTGTATAATGTTATCCCATCCAGCTTCAACAGCCTTTGCGTCAGCATATCTTTGCTGTGGGTGTAGAGAGCGTTCGTACCCATCCTTCAGTGTTTGCGTAGTTACGATGAAATTCGGCAAAAAGTCTTTGATATCGCCCATGTTGGGTTGACGGAAAACTTTCTGAAGGACTTCAAACGAAATCGCTTCCGCAGTTGTAATGACGTTGGCCTTCCAGTCGGGCATCTCGTCCTCATCGATTGACCCGTACTCAGTTGATGTAGTGGTATTGAACAGGTCACCTAGCCCGTTGATATTGTCGCTAGTAGCTGCGGCAGCAATCACATCGGCGGCCATTTTCACGCGGGCGGCCTTTATAATTGAATTCATATACTTCTTGGTCAGGTCAATAATGGCTTCCGCGCCGGTGTTTTGTGTCAGGTCGTCCAAATTCAACGTATTGGACCCGTAAACACCAGCCCACCGGAAACGAGCGGCATCGATGATGCTTTTTTTCGACTGATTAATAACAGTCGCTGCGCCGTAAGCGCCGGAATTGGAAGTTGTGTATTCCAAGGGCACTTTGATCATCAAACCGCCATCAACGGTTTCGTGAGGTTTGACTTCCCAGTTATCGCGCTCCAGCGCATTACCCATTAGTTTCCAGAGCAACGCAGAGGCTTTGTTTACAATGTCCTGCGGCTCGGTATTCATCCAGAAATATTCAGTAGTAGCGTTAAGTTGATTGATTAAGCTCATGGTTCTTCTCCTATCTTAAATAATAGGGGATTACGAGACCTTGAGCAGTGCCTCCATCATGCCTGCGTCGAGGTCTTTCCCCGTTACTTTTTGTTGTTTATGGTCTTGCGGGCTTTGCCCCTTCACAATCACTTTGCCGGTCGAATTTTTACCTTTTTGGAGATTTAACATCTTTTCCAGTTCGGCTTTCTCCTCGGCAAGCCGCTGCAACTCGGCTCTTGAGTCATCGCGTTCGATTTCTCGAAAAGCGGACAGCGCGTCGCTCATTCCGGTTTTATCTTTGGCGATATATTCCCTGATTCTCGCCTGCATTTCCGGGGTGTTAAAAGACGGGTTTTCTTCCAGGAACCGCTGTTGCATATTTTTGATATCACGCTCATTCAGCTCCTTTTTGAAAATTTCCGAAGCGGCGCTTAATGTTTTTTCGTGCTGAAGACTTGCAACCAACTCAGTCCTCTTTGCAATCAGGTTTCTCAGTTCACTCTGGTAGTTGTCGGACATCGGGTCGAGTTTATCAATCGCCTTATCGACACCTGCGATTTCTGCCTCGTAAGTAGGACCCTGAGGCTCTTTGGGTTCAGGTGCTTTCCCTCCTCCAGAAGACAATTTTTCAATGGTCTGCAATAGGGTGTTTTTTTCTGTCCGTAACGCTCCCAGTTCATTGCCGTGTCTGGCAATTAACTGATCTTTCTCCGACAGCGCCTTTGCCACGTCGTCGATAGTCTTGTAAGTCGTACCGGGAATAATGGCTTCTTCATTTTGCTCATCTTTTTTGTTTGTATCCATGATACTGCTCACTTTCTCCTCGGCCTCGGTTGGGTGTGCCCGTTTCCGGGTCTCAACGTTGGGTGTCCGATAAGGGTTTAAAAGGTTAAATAAAAAAAGCCCCGATTCTCCAGTACGCTTGCACGTAGTCTCTGAAAAATCGGGGCTAATCATTACCGCCGAAGCGGATTATCAGTACCCTTATAATTTTATTATCTCACCGAAATTAATATTCTCCTTTACGCCTAAATAAGCGGAGCCTATGGCCCCTTGTGTCAAATTAACTTCGACTGTTATTGCTATTTTACCCGTTTTTTTTTGGGATGTCAAACAAATTAATTGCGTTTTGAATGCATCAACGGTAATTTGCAGGTTTTTATCCACCATAAACTCACGCTTTCGGAATTATATTGTTATCCTTCAAATACTTTTTATATTCCGACCGGGATTGCAATGGCGGCTCTCCGTGATGTTGAAGAGTTTTACAGGCTGATGAAAGCCATTTCACGTCATTGACCGAATCACATTGAATTCCGCCCAGCGAAATAACTCGCTTAGCCAGCCACCCGCATGAACACCGGTGTTTTTTTGGTACGCGGTTGATTTTGTGAAAAACCTCGTGCTTTTTACCGCATCTGCAAAGATATTCGTATATCGGCATTATATCTCCCTCTTGAATATATTTAGGCTGCTGGAGCGATGCTCTGCGTTCCTTTCGTTTGTTTAATGTCTCCCGGACCGCCCTGCGGCTGAATCAGATATTGTTTCAGGGCAATCGCCTCTTCCCTGGGGCAACCGGCATCAATCAGCACTTGCAGAGCCATATCGAGCTGTGACTCTCCACTTCTCTCGACTTCCTGCTTCCAATCCGGCATATTCAACATTTCGAGAACGTACCGGCGCGACAACAATCCACGCCCGGCAAGTTGCATCACTAAGTCTTGCTGTTGCAGTGATGTCCGTGGCATGGTCGATCCGGATTCGACAACGTAATTAAACCGTCTTCCGGCAAAGTTTGCTGGGCGGAATACTTGCATCGTCCCGCCGACATCGACGGATTCTTCCTTAATGCCAAAGTTCTGCCACAATCCGATAGCCCACCGTGACCGCTGCTCGGCGAGGTAATCAATAGCGGACGTCTTGGTCTGCATGACAACAGCATTGCGTTCTTGCAGCGCGATAATCGCGCTGGCTGCTATTACTCCGGTGGGGTTAATTCCCCGGTCGGCTTCTTCAATCTGGTAAATCCTGTCAAAGAATTTCAGGATTAAGTCCAAAACATTAAAAAAAGACGAGGGGAGATTGGGAACCTGTAAAAACTCTATTCTGGCATTAGGAGTGGTAGGCATCAGGATTAATCTACCCTCTTTCTGCATTGATTCTTCAATCATCTGTTTGGTAATTCCACAGTGTTGTTGGACAACAAGCGGCGGAGTTATTACATTTGTCACGTAATTCAGGAGCTTGGTAACAATAGAGTTAATTTTAATAATTAAATCGCCCACTTGTTCACTAGCAGAAAATCCCCATACTGATATTAAATCCTTGTAGGAATTAACGTGATACACAGGGAAGCGCCCCCACGGAAAGGTTGTCGCCGCGATTTCAGGGTCAAGATCAGGATTAATGTTAGGGTTGGCCGAATCATCTAAAACCATGAAACCACATTTTGCTGTTTTAGATTTAGTGATAGTAATCTTTCTAACGCCGTCGGGATAAACGTTGACGTTTTTAACTTCAAACTTCGGCCTGCCTTCTTCATCTGTGGCTGGGATAAATCCTTCTGCCCCATCAGAAACCATAATGGGCGTTTCCTCGCGTTTTTCCCTGTTGTCTCTAACCCAAACCTCAATTACTAAACACTTATCAATGCCTTGACCGCTTTCGGATTCCTTACGGATACTCATGGGGTCTGCATAATTTCCAATAGATTGATTGATGATTGTGGTTTTCGACTTGTATTCTTCCCGGACAGTACCCAACAGGTCGTAGGCATCGTCTTTCGCAATACCGGTAACTTTGAACGTTGACTCAATTTTTGAGACGAAATCAACGTATGCGTAACAGATATACGGCGCTTCCAGCGACAAATCATCGTAATACCCAGGACACGGGAACAGACAAAACGGGTCTGTCACCATAACATTAGGTCTTTCGACCTCATGGTCCCAGTAGGGTTTCTCGGCGGAAATGCCGTAAACTTCCATCGTTCGGGCTGTGTGGCGGGTTTTGAGCAGTTGGTCTGTGTCTTTCCACCACTTTTTAAGTTGGATGGTCAAAATTTTTTCGGAATCATCATTCATCCCATCCAGATCGACAACTTCGCCGGTAGGATTACGGGACGTAATGACTGATACTGTGCGCTCCACATTGGCAAAGTACAGATTAATCGGCGTCAATGCGCCCTTCTGTTGCGGGTATCCTTTCCGTCCGGTCTGCTGTCGCCCCTGGTAGCCGCGATATAACGCATAATTATTTAACATTGCCTTTGGTATGCCCAGTCTTTCTTTTTCCAGACGGGCGATTTCAAATAATTTGAATGCGAATTCCGCCACTTCTTCGTGACCTTTGGGCGGTATGTTGTGTAAATTCCAGCGCTCATCCATTTTTCATTCCCTCATCAGGGCAATAAAAAAGCCCCATCGAAAATTGAGTTCTCAATTCCAATGGGGCCGGATATCGGCGCGATTGACTAATCGGTCTATGCGGTCAAGGGATAGACTGATGGCTATGTGTTAAAATTTTTATTTCACTTCTGTCTCCTTCTTCCAATCTTCCAGCAGTTTCAGGAGCATTTTAACACATCGTAAAATAATTTCTACAAGTTTTTTCGTTTCCGGATTCATCATGCCGTCCTCACTTCTTATGCGACCTCTTATGACCAGCTAGCGCAAATGGTGACTGAAACGACTTCCCACAGACATCGCAAACGTTCTGCCCTGGCACATCATCCGGCGGCGCAACAACCTCTGGCAGTGGCGTAGGCGCATCGACTACTACTAATCGGCCTTCCACCACTAACGGCGCGAGACATTCGGGACAGCACATTTCAGCCGCCAACGTCGTGGATAGTGTCAGCCAATCGATATGGTACGGCAACAGGCAACGTACCATGCCCCCGTGAGGCGTGACATCAGGATTATATTTATCCGTTGTCAGGAAATCGCAACGCTTGCAATTCGGACATCTCACACGTAAGCCTTTCATTCTCTTTTACCCCCTAATCTCTCTAAAAATTCTTTCGTTCTTCCCAACAGGGCTTTTTCTTCCTCGCTAGGCTCAGACGAAAACAACTCATCTCCCGCGCTGGGCAGCGTGAAAGCATCGCCTTTTGGACGCACAATAAACCCTTCTCCCGGCTGAGATTTACTCTTAAAAACCAGCCAGCCGCCGACAACAACGCATAGCAAAACAAGAATCACGGTTCCCATCACGGCAATCATTAACTCACTGAATGTTATCATCTCGTTCCTCCGAAACAATTCCCGCAGACTTATCGTCTTGCGGGGTTAAATCCGCCTGCTCGCCACACGTAGCACAAATAAATCCGGCATCCGTGAAGATTACTCCAGGCTTCCCATTTGGCGATAAAAGCGCAGAAACCTCACGCAGATTGACCGATGGGATAAACTTGGCTTCTCCGCAACAAGCACACTTCCGCATGGGCAGCGATTGCAGCGACACCTGCATTTTAAATGCCTTTTGTTCCATTCAGTTAATCCTCCACAGTAAAAATGTTATCCCTTACTTGATCCATCCACATACATCGAACAATCAATGAATGCACCAGCCCTCCTACCGCCATTATAGCGGGGTCTCCCTTCTTGAATTGTCTGTGCTGTACTTTCAGAATTTCGTTTCCCCCGAAGGCAAAACGGTCTGATATTATCGCTTCATTAAGCGTCCGCCTATAATTTTCAAAAATTTCCGGGCAGTAAAAATCCTCCGGGGGCGCAACCAGTATTGCCCCGTTATCTCCATATTTTTTTATTAACTCTTCATTCAATAGTGCCAATCGTGTGGTGTGCTTATCGGGATCACCTAAGAATGTTTGGAGTAGTGCTGGCTGCAACCCAAATCCATACTCTTCGCGTAATCTCAATATATGAGCAAACAGTTCCGAGATATGCTCGCTTTCTCCTTCTCCCATCAGGCGGAACCACGCATTTTGGATTGGTCTTTCGGACTTCACAACTGCCACTACCGCAACATAGCCAGGACGGCCTTTGTCCTTATCGGTGTCTTCCGTCGGCCAACCAATACAACCAAACAAATCGTAATACTTTTGGCCGGTATCCACATGCTCAAAATACGACGGACGCTCAACAAACGGACGACCGGTAACAATCGCCTCGTCAATTCTGGCCTGTCTCAATTCCCATGCGTCCGGCGACGTTATTTTTTTAATCTTAATCATCTATCTCATCCTTGTACTGCATACCGCCATACCCAACCGCAAAAGTGATAAACGCCGACGCTCCGTGAGAGCTCCAATCGTGCAATGGCCGATTACTTAATTTCTTCTTTTCCTCGTCGTATTCAGCGCGATAGTTCTTTAGGGCTGATATCCCCTGGGAACATTTATCCTTATCGAACCAACAGAGTGGTAAAATATTTCGTACTGCGGGAATCTGAAATTGAATGATTACATCAATGTTTTTGGCACGTTTGACGACAATAACTGGGTTAATTCCCAAGTCTTGCGCAATTTCCCGGCGCGACTGGGCAATCGCGGAGTTAGTCATCTCGCGGGCGTTGGCGTCATGCGGCATATAATGATTACCGTATTCATAGTGTTTGGATTCCAGAATTTCGGCGTAATGCTCCAGCCCGTAACCGGAGTTTTCGTAATAATCAACGACGTGGTGCTTACTGCCGATATGCTGGATAAACCAGATTGACATCGAGTCATCGACGCCCAGATCCCAAAATGTATCAACTTCGATTCCTTCCTGGTATTGCACATGAGTAATCCTTCCCTCGTTCTCTGCCCGGACCATTTGCTTGGCAAAATACGCGCCCAGCACGGCGCCCTGAAACGAGCACATATATTCCTGCTGGTACATCGCCTCGCCCATGTCATCGCCAAACGTGGCAATAAGCTCAGCCCTGATTTGACGCAGTTTTTCAGCAGTAAATACTGGCGTTTGACGCGCCGTAAGTATTTCGCCGAACCATCCCGGTGTGGACATAGCCATGCGCACCAGTGAGTGAAAATGGTTGTCTCCGCGTGATGTTGAAATAAACGCAGCCCAGCCGCCGTTTTCCTCAAGTATTGGTGATAGATACGCCCAGCATTGCGGGTTACTTAGTGCATATTCCGAGAATGTTATCCCAATCGGTGGTGAACCTACCAGGGCATTATACGTATCCGATCCCACCAGTTGCCAGGTCGACCCGTTGATAAACTCGATAAACATATCGGTATTCCGTATGCTCTTTCGGATTTCCTGTGGAAATGCCTCATCGATTCTTTTTCTGCCGGTGCGTGGATTGACGGCCTCCCAAATAGCTTTGCGACATTGCTTATATTCAGGCAGTAAATGCCAGTAATTCCCGACACGCTCAAACGCTTTCGCTGAGCTCGTGTACAGGCATATTTCGTCTTTTCCCCAGCGCCTATGAGCACATTCAACGGCGCGTAAGCCGGGGCGATCCTGCTGTAAATATTCCCACAAGCCCAGCTGATCCTCACGTGGTTCCCAGTTATTTGCCGGTAGTTCTATCATTTTTTCTTTTTGCTCCGGTAGAATTTTTTTATAGTAATATTAAGGGGTTGCAACAAATCAACTTCTTTCTTATCGGTAAATAACTTAAAATATTTACCGAGGCGTTCTAGGTTCGACCCCTTATCTGGTAGTTTAATTTTGGTGAGCACAGCAACACCATCTTGTTCCTCCCCGACAATTTTATGGTACGTTTCTATGGACGAAATAACGGCAGCATCATCAGGGTTAATCTCATCAATCGGTTTCAACCGGCCATCAGCATCAAAAAATCTTCGTGGGTCGTAAAATGACAGTTTTGCAATTTCTTGCAATACTCTGTCTCCAGATATTTCGAGCCGTTTATTTCTCTCATCACGTAACTCCTTAATTCTCTTCTTAATGTTAGGATTTGCAAATATTTTAGACGATTCAGTTCTTGCGGAATCATAATTCTTAGTGCCATAAGTGTGCATATACGCCCGCACCTGATTTTCAGCGAAATCTGCAACAAATTCACGGCATAACTGCTCTTCCTTCGCGCTTAATGGTTCCTCTGCGGTGATTTTTTTAACCTTACGTTTAACTGTTTTTTTCTTGACAGTTTTTCCGGGTTTCTTTCCCACTGTTAATCACTCCTTCAGCAATCTCATTCTAGCGTTGGCCGTCTTGATTGCCAGTGCTTCATCTCCCGTATCCTGGAGCACTCTATTCGCAATCTGCGCGGCCTTTTTTGCCTGCTTATCGGTTAAATTCTTATTGTGCTTTCGCTTAAATTCTTCTGCTGTCCAAGGCATAATAATC